AGGTCTGGGTCACGCCGAGACGACTGCACGATGAGGACGTCGCCCTCCTGAATGCCCTGGGCCGCCGCGGGTAGTGAGGCCCGGTGCGTGAACCGATAGGCGTCGTCCGTTTGCTGGGACCCCTGAGCCGACCCGACCAGGCACGGGCCGTACTCGCCCGCAGGAGGGTACACCCGGGGCGCGCCAAACAGGCCGTCCTCGTACAGTACAGCAGGGCGCACGACGATGCAGGTGTCGTCCATCAGCCCTTCGACCGTCTGCTGCGCGAAGCTCAGGTCGGGGCCCGTCTCAGTCGCCACGGACGTACCTCCCAATCGCCTCGAGGTAGCGCCCTGCCAGCGGCCCGCCGTCGCCTAGGCCGAGGCCATCTAGAACCTGTCGCTCGAGGATGTCGGGGTCGACGGACGCCAGCAGCTCCGACAGGGCCTCTCGGTCCTCCTGAGATGCCTCTACGACGCCGACACCATCGACCGTGACCTCGCCCCAGGCCTCCAGCGTGACGCGCGCTACGGAGCCTTCGACAGCTTCCACGCGGACAGCCCGAACGCTCGGTACCGGGGTGCCGTCGACATCGACCTCGACACCCTCGGGGCGTAGGCGTAGGTCGAAACGAGCCAGGCCCATGCCTGCCCTCCGGTGCGTGCGCTAGGTTGTCTGCCCCACTGGGGCTACATGCCTAGCGTAGCGTCGGGCGGTCGGGGTCAAGAAGAGACTCGTCGGGCGGTGGGGGAGGACGTAGCTCCACGTCCCCTGTCCGCCAGAGGAATCGAGCGTCCGCTTCATTCATCAGTGTTCCTCCTGTGCCGCCACCCGGAGCACCGCTCGGAGCGGGCCGTCCTTGCTCTGGGTGATCTTCTCTACCGAGAACTCGGTGCCCCGAGCAAACACGAACTCTTCCTGGTTGTAGAACCCTGCGCGGTTCTCAAAGTGGGGCCCGATGTACGCTCCTCGGGTGGTCGGTGGTGCGAGAATCTCCATGATGACGGGGCTGTCTCCCCCAAAGATGAAGTCCTCGACCACCTCCCTGTCAGCGCTGGCCGACGTGAACCCTCTGTCCAGGACGCGGGACCCGGGCTTGGCTGACAAGAGCTGGTTCCTCAGGTCCTCGCTGTCCACCCCTCGGTACAGGGTAGCTCCCTCCTCAAGACGGTTCTTGCCGGTCACGGCGTCGAGTTTCTTGGTCAGGGGGTTCAGGGTTCCGCCCGTGCGCAACGGGTTGTTCACCTCGTAGTGGGTACCGAACTGGGTGTACTGGAACAGCGCATCTAGCTCCTCAGGCGACCCCCGGAGCGCAGCCTGGCCAGTCCTTCGGTAGTCCGACAGCTCGCCGTACCCCGAGAGGCTGGGGCTGACGGTTCTCATCGGCGTCGCCCTAGCCGCCTGTGCCGCCTTGGGCGTACGGTGGGGCTGGGACGCCTTAGACGGCTTCTGAACGGGCAGGCGGGACTGCTTCACTGCCGCCTGCTGTGCGGAGGGCCGCACCGGAAGGCCGCGCGCCTGGTCGGCCGCAATCTGGTCGGCGCGCTGGCTGGCCGTCGTGGACCGCCGCGCCGCCGCGGCCTCCTTCTTGTTGTTGACGTCGGGGCGAGGGCCGAACGTGCGCCGGCAGTTCGGGTGCGAGATTCTCCATGTTCTGGCGGTGTCGTCATCCACGATGAGGCCGTCTGCAATCTGCGGGTCTTCGTGGAAGGTCAGGCCACAGTCCGGCCCGTCCATGATTTCAAACCAGTTGCACTTCTCGGCGACAGCTCCGTCGACCAGCGCCCCGTTGTAGGCGTTGGCTGTCACGGTCCGCATCGACATGGCTGCGTACTCGTCCAGCCCGTGCCGGGCGCCGTTGACGTAGGTGACAGCGTAGACGCCGAGGTCCTTCGCCTGGCGCGCCATAGACCGGCCCGCCTGCACCGCCGTACGCCCCTCCAACAGCTTGCCCAGCGAGGCGTCGCGCCCTAGCTTGCGCAGCAGGGACTTGCTGGTCTGGTCGACCAGGGACGTGGCCTTCAACAGGTCCTCGTACATCCCCTTCGCCAAGACCTCGACTGCGCCTCGGTCGACCAGGTCCCAGGAGATTACCTGGGCGCCCGCGCCTACAGCCCCCGTCCCGAACCCCAGCTCGTTGGCCCAGTACGTCGCCTGAACAGCCCGGGGAGCTATCTCTTGGTTGAGGTAGGTCAGCTCTCTGTCAATCGACGCACGGACCTCGCGCAGCCTCTTCGTCTTGCGCCACTGGTTCGGGTCGTCCGCGACCCCGACCAGCTGCGACGAGACACGCTCGTAGGATTTCTGGTAGGCCCCAATCAGCGGGTCGATGACCTCGTCGACCTCGTCTACGGGCACCGTTACGCCTCTGTGTCCAGCGCCTGGTTCGGGTCGGGTCGGCGCATCCGGCTGTGGCGCGACAACAGCCGCACCGTCTCCAGCAACGACGACTGGACGGGTGCGAAGGCAGACCAGCGAGATAGCTGCTTCTCGAGCGCCGCGATGTTGGCCTGCGTGGACTGGCTGTACTCGCCGGAGACCGAGAACTGAGCAGGGTTCGACCGCAGGTTTGCCAGGCGCCGCGCCAGGACACTGTAGATGACAGAGCCGACAGACTCCACGCGGTCGTAGACCGTCTGAAGCTCCGCGTCCCCCGGGGTGTCCCCTACCTCGTCGCGAATCGAAGCCAGCTCGTCTGTCGTCAGTGCTGCCATGATGGCTCCCTACGGCGACTTGGTCCCTGGGGGCCGCCTCGGAGGACGGGGACCCGCGAGGTCGAGCCCCCAGGGACGTTGACCGGGGCGCTCAGCCGTTCTCGGCGTCGTCAGCCCGGAGGCGCGCGACCAGGTCCGGCTTGTTGCCGTGCACCGGAAGGTCTCTGCGCGCCAGTTCTGCTCGGAGGTCGTCGTTCGTGGCCTCCGAAGACTCGTAGTTGTCTTCCGGCTCGTCTTCCTCTCCGATGAGGTCCTCGTCCTCGCCGGGCGGCTCATCGCTGGGCGGCTTATCTCCGGGTGGCTCATCGCTGGGCGGCTCGTCGCCCCCCTCGTATGCTGCAGGGTTCGAGATGGACTTCTGGTACTCTCCCGGCACCGTATCACCCTTGTGGAACCAGCGCGTTTCACCAGTCTCTTCATGGATGCCGACCACGTTCGTCGCGATCTTCTTCGCCACCGTCTTCCTCCTTGAGTAGCCTGCCGAGGGGACGCGCTAGACGCCCCCTCGGCCTGCTGTTACAGGACCGTCGCGACCATGAGGCCGTCGGGGTTGCCGATGACCGGCAGGCTGATGCCCGACGCCAGGGTCCAGGTGCCCACCGGGTCGGTCGTCTTCTCGACCGCCACGATGAGGCCCGAGGCCTCCTGGGTCTGGATGTAGCCTTCGCCCGCCATCTCGAGCGACTCGGCCGTGACCCCCCAGAGCGTCTCGCCCAGGTTCTCACCGGACGGGGGCAGGAAGATGATGGAGTCCTCCGGAGTCACCCGCGTGGTGGTGCCCTCCACCCGAACTCGAGTGTCGTATGGCGCCAGCGGGGGAAGCCCGAACGCGGCCAACACAGACTGGACCGTCTGCAGCGTGATGAGCTGCGGAGCTCCAGCGATGGTGGCTGCCAGGTTGCGGAACGAGGTGTTCCGCAGGAGGTTGTTCAGGACCTTGCGGGACGTCAGGCCCACGCCCGGCACCAGGCCGTCCGTGGACGTGTCGTAGGTCTCCATCCATGCCTGCATCATCGTGACGACGTCGGCAGCGGGATCCGAGAACAGAGTGCCTGCAGTGACGAAGTGCCCTGCGGGTACGCCGAAGTCGACCTCCCCGACGAAGCCGTTCTCGTCGATGGTGACCTTGCCCGTGGACAGCGCCTGTCCGCGTGCCAGCTCGGCACGCGCACGGACGGCCCGCGTCATGTTCGCCGCGTCATTGTAGATGGCGTCGACGATGGGGTCGTCGTTCCCGGACTGCAGCGCGTTCAGCCGCAGGCGCTCTTCCTCTCCCAGCCGAATCTTCCGGCTGATGGGGGCGAGCTCCCCGGACACGCGCTGGGCACCCTGGCGGGCCGCGATGGCCGCCTCGGTGTCCCACGAACGGTAGGACGCCGCGTCCTGGTCCGTCAGGTTGCCCCGGCGGAACCGATACTCGATGTCCTGGATGTTGTTGTCCGGCAAGAACTGATTGAGCTGGAACTGGTCGAACTCGAGCGCACGGGCGAACCCGATGAGCTCCTGTGGGTCTACGAGATCGTAGATGAGCATCAGATGACCTCCTAGACCGGGTCAGCGGGGATGTCCCCGACGAAGTTGAAGCCGGTCAGCTGCCCGGCAGCGGTCACGTTCAGACCGTGGTCGGTCGGGAGGCTGGCCACGATGACCGACCCGTGCCACAGCAGCGCGGCGGGGGTGTCGACCGTGAAGTCCTCCGTGTTCTGGGTGGTGAACAAGAAACCCACGGCAGTGCCGAGGCCTCCCGTACCAGCCTTGTCGTAGGGCCCGTACAGGCCGCTTGTGGTGATCTTTGCCAAGACCACTCCGGACGGGACGACGCCGTCAGCGAAGCCCAACGCCGAGAACGCGGATGCGTCCAGGGTGATGGTCTTCGCAGTGTCGGTGCCGTGCTTGCTCCCGAGCCAGCGGTGATCCTCGGCAGGATTGAAGACCTCGGTCGCGAGACCCAGATTCATCCTGAACTCCTTCGAGGGTTGTGGTTGGGTGGGTTCCTAGACGGGCTCAGAGACTGCCAGCATTCGCCGGGTCGAACTGAACCGTCTTCGACTTACTGAACCCCTTGGCGCGTTCGGCGCCACGTGCCATGGCGTCTTCGGACCTCTTACGGTCGGGCGGTCCCCCCTTCGGGTCGGACGACGGAGGCGGCTGATACCCGCCAGTGCCGCTCGCTCCGAACAACTCCGGGTACCGTTCCTTGACCGTCTTGACGTCCTCAGTGATGGTGTCCAGGTCTGCGTCCTCTGGGGACGTGACCAGCCGGGCCAGGTCTGCGAGACGGTCGTTGTCTTCCGGGTTGACACCCGCACGAACCAACGACCTCTCCACCCTGGTCTCGTACTGCTCACGCGCCGCCTTGGACGCTCTCTGGTCCGCCTCTGACGCTCTGCGGTCCGCCTCGTCCTTGGCCCGTTGCACCTCGGACTTGTCGGCGTCCTCGCGTTCGCGTGCGGCAGTGAGAAGGGTCTTCGCCTCCTCGAGCGGCACTCCTAGTTGCTCGGACAGCTCCTGCTGCGCCGCCTGGCGACCCTGGTTCTTCTCTCGGGCCATCATGGCGTTCAGCTGGGACTGGCTCAGCTGCACCGGCTCATCGCCGTCGCCTCCGCCGCCCGTGGGGTCGCTTCCGCCACCCTTGGGGTCGTTCGGTGGGTCGCCATCTTCCGCAGCGCCCGCAGGCAAAGGGTAGAGACGACCGCGCTGGGGGTCCCAGACATACTGGAGCATGCCGTTCTTCCTAGAGTGTCGCACTGTGTGGTCCTCATTCCGCCATCCCGATGATGCTGGGCTCGGGTGCCCATCCTGGTTTGTGTAGGCCCAGGTACCTCTGCGGAGACTGTAGCGCTTCCCGCTGTGGTCGTCCGCGAGAACGCCTGCTACGGCGTGCCGGGGGCACCCTCAGGTCCCGGGGGAGCTGGCTCGGGTGGCGTTGGCCCACCCGGGGGAGTCGGGGGCAGAGACGGAAGCTCAGGACGTGTGAGGCCCAGGTAGCGGAACACCGCATCCAGGTCCCCGGTCGCGTCGAAGAGGGTCGACGCCCCTTCGAAGTCACGCGACTGGATGGAGTCAATCTCGTCCTGCTGGTCTCGGTCGGTGAGGCCGACCGCCCGTAGCATCTCCACTGCAGCCTCGAGGCTGACCGCTCCCGCCTCGAGGAGCCGGATGACGTTCTGTACCGTCCCGGATTCGTCGTTCGGCAGGAACGCCCCGAACTCCAGCTCGGTCGTGATGTGCCGGCCCGGCAGCCCCTCCTCGCCGCCCAGGCCGCCCACCAGCGCCATGCGGTGGACGAACCGTAACAGGAGCCTGTACTTGGCCCGCCGCGCCAGCCGCATCTCACGGACCATGGCGCTGTGTGGGCCGAACGACAGCGTCATGGCGACGCCGGACGGAACCTCGCTGGGGTCGACCCGGCCCAACAACGCGGCAGGCATCCGGCCGTTCACGGAGAGCCGGTCCATCAGGGAGCCTTGCAGCCCCAGCAGCGCATCCAGCGACTTGGACGTATCCAACGCGGTCATCTTGCCGTTCTCACCCAGCTTGTAGACCACCCCGGGGCCGACCGTCAGCGTGTCGTCCGACGTGCTCACGCCGGACAGAGCGATGGGTGGGGTCCCGGTCGTCGCAGCCGCCGCCTCCAGGTCCGTGTCGACCGCCGCGAGGTCATCGAACAGCTGAGCGATGTAGGCCAGGGCACTCCGGCCGTAGTGGTGCCCGCCCGCCACCGTGTTCGTGATGTGGACGACCGGGATGAAGTCGATACCCAGGTCCAGGCGGTCAATCTCTTCGCCGTCCTCGTTCGTGAGGTACTCGGCGGTGCCTTGGGTGAGGTCGTCGACCGACACGACGCCGTCCGCCAGCGTCCAGGTCGCATCAGTGAACAGGCAAGTCTTCGTGACCGGGTCGTCCTGGTAGGCGACGCGGCGAGTGCCGCTTTCTTCCAGGTCGACGAGGTCCCACGTCAAGCGGCGCACCCGCACCTTGCCTGGCTTCCCTGGGTCCGGTGGCAGCTCCCATGCGATGTGGACGCGCTCCGGGTAGTCGTCCTCGTTCCCGTCGCCCAACACTGGGAAGTAGAAGCCGGGGTCGAACACCCGCAGGCGGGGTCGCTGCTTCGACGCTGACCAGCCGAGAGTGTAGACGCCATCCCCCAGGCCAACGGCGTTCGACTCGCCCTCCTGCAACTTCTCGAGGAACCGTTCGTCGTCCGCCCAGTCTTCGAGCCAAGCCTGCTGTCGCTGAGCCAGCCGTACCTGTTCGGCGTCGGTGCCGTCTGCTTCCGGGTCGTCCGCCGCCCCGTCGACCGTGATTGCCTGCTCCTCGCCCAGGACAGCGGAGAGGGCCGCGTTGCGGAACAGGGCTGGGTCGCCGTACTCGCGGTGTTCGGCCTTCTCCCGCTCGTTCTTGTTGGCCAGGAACTCGCGGGCTGCGTTGTCGATGTACGACTGCAGAACCATGTACGCCAGCAGGCGTCGCTGGTGCTCCTCGCCGACCCAAGAAGGGGCCGTCCACGTCACTGGAGCCGGGACCCGCCGCGGCCCGAACTGCTGCTTGAACGTGAGCGTGGTCCACGTGTCGAAGATTAGTTCGTTTAGACCACTCATCGGCGTCCCTTGAGGCGTGCGTCGTTGGTCTTTGCCACGGTCGCGTTCCCTCCATCTAGCATCAACGCGTGCAACGCCCAAACCATAGCGTCCAAACGGTTCGGAGAAACGCCACCCGGCTCGCCAGTGTAGTGCGTCAGTTCTTCCTCTAGCTCCTCATGGTAGCCCTGGAGGACCGCACGGTAAGGCATACGGTGGTCCGGGTCCAGCTGGAAGAGGGCTGCAGCGGGCTCGGCGCGGGTTGTCTTGCCCTGGCTCGCCCAGACCGTCCGGATGTTGACGTAGGGGTCGACGCCACGTAGCACCTCCGGCAGCCACTTGCCGCCGTGGTTCCGCTCTATCACCAGCGCGTCCGCTTGGAAGTCGTGGTACAGCTTGATGCTGCGCTTGGCGAGGTCACGAGGGCTCCCGAACCAGCCGCCGCTGTGCTGGACGACCCCCACCCCATCTGCGCGCACGCTCGCCACCGACACTCCGAACTCATCGGATGTGGCAGCGTCCCCGTCAGAGGGGTCCAGCGCCACAACCGTCCGAACGATGTCGACGGGGCGCAGCCGCTGGACACGCCCGCCATCCAGCCAAGACTGCTGCCACAAGGCGCCCTCGATGGCGTCTATGGCGTCCCAGTCGCCCTCCTCCAGCGCCTTGCGGAGCCCCCGGTCGCTGATGGCCGCCCGTAGGCGCTGCTGGTAGTCCGGGTCGCGCCGCTGCAGAGCGGGGTTGTCCGAGATGGTGGACGGGATGAACACCCGGGTGCCGGGAGAAGGGACGTCGTCAGTCGGGGCGGGCTTCCACACCTCGAACGGCTGCGGGAGTTCCTGGCCTTCCGGCATATCATCTGGCTTCGGAGATATCCAGCGCCGCTTCACCCAGACATGGCCGATGCCGCCAGGGTTGGTCGTGGAGATGGCGTGGGGGCGGATGCCGTCAGCCGGGGCCCGCAGACGAGACAGCATGAACTCATACTGCTTCCGCAGGAACTCTGTAATCTCCTCGAAACCGACGACGCCGTACTCCGCGCCCTGGTGGTCACGGACGCTGTCCAAGCGCTGCAGGTGTGACATCTGCAGGACTGACCCGTTCGGCCACGTGAACGTGGACTCGTTGCCGTTCCAGCGGGCTCGGTTGGCGAACATGTCCTTGGCACGAGGGATGACAGAGCGGGCCAGGGACGGGTAGACGCGCCGGAAGATGACACCCCGGTTGCCGGGGTGGCGCTCCATCTCCTCGCCCATGTAGGCGATGAGCCACTCGGTCTTGCCTCCCCCGGCTGCGCCGCCGTACAGGACCTCGTCTACCTGCTCAGCCAGCTTCGTCGCGAGCGCCTGCTTGGGCTGGGGAGTCCACAACGGGTCGCCGCTGGTCGGATCGAACGCATCCGCGGCCAGCGACCAGACGTCGGGTGCCAGCGTTGCGCTCACGGGCGGGAGTCCCTACTGGGGGCCTGCGGGAGTAGCGTAGCGGCACCATCGTTGCCATCGACGCATCCGCAGGTGGCGGTGTGGAGATCGCCGTGCTTGCCGTTGACACCGAGCGGACGGTGCTTGTCGCACATGGCGATCAGCACGTCCACGGCAGACGCGATTTGGCTGGGCATGTTCTGTCTTACCTGATGTCGACAAAGGTCTTCACGCAACCTCTTGACGCTCATTCGTCGTCTCCTCGGTAGCGGTCACCTTGTGCAGGGCGCGCCCCTAGCGTGTAGGCGCGCTGGGCGAGACGACGGCCAGGAGCGTAACGGAGCGCCGTCTCAGCAACGTCCATAGCGATGACGAGAGCAGCCACGGCCACCCAGGTGGCCCAAGCGACTGTCTCGACTGCCAGATGCTTCATAATCTCTCCGCCCGGGGCGCGGCCCCATCGATGGTGTCCGGCCTCACAGCACGGGGTCCAGGACAGCAAGAGCGCGCAGGTTGCGCTGGACCACCCCTACAGCCTTCCGGTCCAGCTTGACGCCCAGCTCGGTCAGGATAGACCGCACCGCCCCCGCCAGCAAGACCGCTTGCTGCTCGACCAGACGTACCTGCCGCTCGGCCACGCCCGCATCCATCGCCATCTTCGCCATCTTGGCCCTCCTCTCTAGGGCGTCGTTGTACTCCCGGAGGAACGGGTGGACCTGGATGCTGTTGTCCCCCGTCCGGACCAGCAGCGGGTCCAGCTCGAGCACCCGGCGCGACTTCTCGGTGACCGGGTCTGTCTCGGTGCTCCACTCAGCGTAGCCACGCAGCCGACCCGGGGCTTGGTCGAGAGCCAGCTCGCCCTCGTTGTCCAGGTCCACGACCAGCTGCCCGAACACATCGACCTCGGCTGCCGCCCGGTACAGGCTGTCCAGCAGATGTTCGATCGGGTGCGAGTCCGCCCCGGCGCGACGCGCCATCCTGCCCACCTGCTCGAGGGCTTGATGCCGCTTGCCAGCTCTCCGAACAACATCCTTGCCCACCCCCGCGTGGATGCGACACTTGTTCATCCCTTCCGAAGGGTAGTTCCCACAGGGCCGAAGAGGACTCTTGCTGTGCGCTGAACAGCGCGTGTGCTCCCTTCCGCACCGCTGGCAGGCGTCCATCTAGGTTCCTTCCTTGAGGCTTTCTGGCAGTGTCCGACGCTCTTGAGGCTGCTGTGCTGTTTCGAACAGCTCCTACTCCCGACGGTAGGCGACCTCGGCGCACGTGCACCGGACGTTGACCGCTCCGCAGTGCCGGCAGGTACGAGTCTCGCTGCCCGGAAGATACGCCAGCGGTGCGGTGCACTCGGCGTCGATGGGGGCTTGCGCACCGCACCGCGGGCAGGCCCGGGTCTCCTTCATCGCCGGGGAGCGTAGACAGCTCGCCGGAGAGCCTCGCGGCTGATGCCGCCAGCGTCCAGCTTCTTGGCGATGCCCTTCAGGTGGGGGTTCACCGTCTCCGGGCTGATACCCAGCCGGGCGGCGAGCTCCTTGTACGGCGTTCCGGCCAGCCAGAGGTCCAGGACCTCGCGCTGCCGGGCTGTCAGGGGTCGTGTGTTTGTGTCCATGCCGCCCAGGGTACCCCAGCGTCTCCCAGGGCTCCCGAGGAGGAGGAGGTGGTGGGGGCCGGAAGGGGGGTTTGGGGGTTTGGAGGGGTTGCTCCAGCCCGCTCTCATGCGCGTAGCGTCGGTGGGGTGCCCATCAGAGATGAAACTACTCTCATGAGAGGGCTCTCGAGAAACCTTTCCAAACCCTATAACCCCCCTCTTTCTGATGTTTTCACTCCCTCGAAAACCCCCAAACCCCCTACACCTCATCTGTGACCCGCCACTTCACGGCGTTCTTGCCGCCGCCGCCTGCATTCTCGGCCTTCACCCCGGCTGCCCATTGCCCCTGCCTCGACGAGAGCAGCTTGCCCAGCGACTTGGTGACGCTGTGGGGCGCCGACCTCACCTTGTCGGCGAGATCTCCAGGCAGCTCCTCCGGGTGGAGGCAGTCCCCGTCGTCATCGAACGCTGCGCCCTCGAGCGTGTCCAGGAGCTCCCTGGCCGTCCACGCTTCGTCGCCCATGACCCGGCGCACGGCCTGAAGGAAGATGCTCCAGTCTTCCGCGTCGAGGTCTGGGCGCTTGGGCTTGGACTTCTGGTGCCCGACCTCCCCGCCGATACCCGCGTGCCGCATGATGCCGCGCAGCGTCTGCTGCATCGTTCCGAAGCTATCCGAGGTCGGAGCCTCCCGGACCGGGCGGCCCGCCGCGACCCAGGCCCGGATGAGGACGAGCATCGAGTGCAGCACCTCGCTCCGGTGGTCCCCCACCCAGCCCCGCAGGTCCGACTCTTCGAACTCAGTGGGAGAGCGGAGCTCCGGGTGCTCCAGGTTGGCGTTGATGGTAGACCACAGCACCCGGCGGTCCATGTCCCCACCAATCATGACGTTGTTCCCCGTCACGACCCACAGCCGGTCGTTCGGCACGATGACGTTCTCGTTGCCACCCAGCCGCCGGTCAGACCACACAGCGTTCGTCAGCAGCCCATCCATCGTCGACGACTTCAGCACCCCGCTCACGTTGTCGAACTGAATCACCGGAGCCGAGGTGCCATCGAGAATCGACGTGATGACCTTGCGCCGCTCGTCCTCGCCGTCTGGAATCTCCGAGCGGAACACCCCACCGTGGACGATGCGGATAATCTCCGCGAGCAGGCTCTTCCCCGAGCCGCGCTGGGGCGCCCCGATGATGAGCATCTGGTAGGGCGGTGGGACGATGTTGCGCAGCAGGGGCAGCAGCAGGCACCCGAGGTAGTTGGCCCGGTCGTGCTCCGACACGAAAGGGAAGTCGACGAGCATCCAGAGTATCAGGTCCCGCGCGGCCTCTACCTCCTCCACGCTCGGCTCCGGGGGCACCGGGGGCACCCGCAGCCCTTGCTCAGGGAGGTAGAGCACCTGGGACGCCTCGTCGTACCCGGGGTCGTCCAGCACGCTCCCGTCCGCCCGGGCGAGCGGGGTGTGCGACACCAGAGCCACCCGCTTCAGGCTGGGGCAGCGGTCGAGGTCAGACATGACTCGCTCGGCGAGCTCCCGCTTGAAGACCATATCGACGACCTCCTTCTTCGTCGAACGGAACACCCGGTACGAGGCGTCCACTCGGGACGCGAGGCGGAGCGGAGACATGCGCCGGACCTGTGCTGGGCCGTCCCAGTCCTCCGGGTTGGCGGGCGGCTCGTAGCCTTCCTCCCCCACTCGAGGTGTGTAGATGAGGTCTTCGTCCCCGCGGCGGAACAGACCCGACAGCGGCCCCTGCCCTACCTGGCGGATGAGCCAGCGCGTGACGTGCGAGTCGTTGGTATGGTCGCAAGGTGGAAGTTCCTGGACTGAGCGCACCGCCTCGGCGAAGTCTTCCTCAGCGCTGGTACGGTTGACCCACGGCGGGGTGTCGACTGGCTCGCTCTCCGCCTTCTCCACGATGCCGTCGTACCACTTGCCCGGGACAGCCTCGGCCATCTCCAGCGGGAGGATGTTCTCGAACGAGACCCGAGCGTCGTCGGCGCTGAAGTCGGTCCAGGGGCACGCAGCCATCTTCGCGAGCGCCCATACGAACTGGTAGGTCAGCCCTTCCCAGCCTCGGCTCTTCGGCCCTTCCTCTCGCTGCCCTTCGGGCCAGTTCACGACCTCCTTGAAGCGCTTGCTCCAGAGGTCGAGGTAGTCGGTGACGTACTCCCGGGCCTCGCGCTGCAGGCCCTCGTCGAGCTCGCTGTAGGGCGGTCCTTCGTAGCTGCCGTGGTCGTCTACCGTGCCCCGGCCGCTGCTCTGGCGCTGACGGGCCAGCTCCTCCAGCGCCCGTCCGCTCTCGTCTCCGCTCAGCAGGAGCATCCCTACGTCCGGGTCAACCTCCCACCCATACGAACGGAGCTCCCCCGTCTCCTTGCTCTCTCGGACAGTAGGGGCGAGGAAGATGAACCCGCGCCCCGCCCCGTCGCCGTTGCCGGCCTGGAGGTCGACACCGGGCACGAGGTCCTGAACCTTCCGGACGCCGAGCGAGGCGACCAGGTAGTGCTCGCCGCCGCTGGGCGTGGAGGCCTTGCCGTACACCTCCGGCAGATGACCCTCCAGCGCTTCCTCGAGCGACTCCCAGGAGCCGCCGTTGCGCGGGTCTACGTCTACTGCGTCAACGACGTGCCCCATCACCGCACACAGCGCCCAGCCCGTCTTCCAACGGTCAACGACTCCCGGGTCGGTCTCGGTGCGCTCCCATCCCTGAGGTAGCGCGAAGCCGAGCGCGCTTCCGTCGGGCCGAGCGAGGAAGAGAGGCACACCAGCTTCAGCTAGGTGGCGGGCTGCGTCGAGCGGGCCGCCCGGCCTCAACCGGAGACCTTCGCGTTGTCGCGCAGCCGGGCGGCCTGCTCCTCGAGAGCGCGGGCCCGTTCCTCTACCCGCTCAGGGCTGTGATGGATACAGGTCTCTTCCCCGCGACGACGGTGGCGGGAGCAAGGTGTCCCGTCTAGGTTCGTGCCGGGGCACATCACACTTCTTACATCCACGTTGATAGCTCCTCGTTAGTAGCGGGTCCCAGAGCCTAGCGTACTCGCCGCCCGACCCGCTACGCTGTACCCCATGCGTGAATCTTCTGTAGAGACAGTCTTCGCCCGACGGGTGCGGGAGCTTGGTGGAATGAGCTTCAAGTTCTCCCCGGTCCACGCCGGCAACCCAGACCGAATCGTGCTGCTGCCCGGGGGTCTCGTCTGCTTCGTCGAGCTGAAGGCAGACGACGGCGAGCTGCGCCCAGCCCAGAAGCTCTGGCACCGCCGTGCGGCCGATATCGGGACCGAAGTCCACGTGGTCACCGGCGCGGAGGAGGCCCGTACTTGGCTGCCATAGACCACAGCTGGAGGGAGGAAGCTGAGTGCCGGGACGAACGCGTCGACGTGTTCTTCTCCTCGTTCGGTGAAGGCTACGCCAAGGGGCTCTGCGCCGCGTGCCCGGTGCGCGAGGCCTGCCTGTCCTACGCCTTAGAGACGGGCCAGGAGGACGGGGTGTGGGGTGGGCTGAACAGCCTGGAACGGCGGGACCTATTCCGGGCCGCCACCGCCGGGGGCCGCCCCCTAGAGACAGTGACGTACACGACTCGGGCGCGCTCCACCGGAGCCGTCTGCTCCGCAGGGAGGACCGAGGAGGGCTGGGGAGCCACCTGTGTGACCCACGGCAACCACGCCACCGCCCGGAGCCGTACTGACGCCGAGACGGCCGTGTCCCGCCCCCAGGAGTGGTGCCCCGAGTGCGCTCCAATCGCTGCGGGCCTGGCTCCGAAAGAAACTTCTCGGAAGGGGTAGCGCTCGCAGGAACTATGGGGTATGATGTACTTGTTGGCCACAGGGGCCAGCCAAACACAAGGAACCGAGATGAACAGTATTGACCGAGCGTTCAACCTCCTCGAGACCGACCTTGACAGCGACCTCCTGGCGACCGTCATCGCGCTGGCCAACGGCGGCTCCACCTGGGTCGTTGACCCGGTCAACGACGACGTAGTTGCGCTCGTTGAAGATGGCACTAACGCTGCCCTCATCGTTGTCTAC